CACCAAAGCATGCACTTGGCGGGTTGAAAATGACGTGGTGAAGGCATCGGCATGGTTTCACTGCATGACTCAGGAATCCTCACAGATATGGCAACTAGTGAAGGCTGGAATACTTCGAGGTGCATCTATCGGTTGTGATCCAGTACCAGGAAAAATGGAGAAGATTTCCCGCAATGGTACGAAGTTCTGGGAATGGATACCGCTTGAATGGTCAGTGTGTGCTTTACCCGTGAATCCTGATGCTTTGCGGGACGTGATGGATGCCCAATGGGATGGCAAATCACTGGCCCCCAGCATCATCAAATCACTCAAACCGTACTTGCCGAATGACAAGGGACGCAAGCTGTTTCGTGGTGTCAAGTCACGCAATTGGCTTTCCGTGCATCTGCCTTGGGTAGAATCTATAGTGAGAATCAAGGGGAAGAGCATGGATACCGATACACCGGCAGCAAGTCAAGTAGATGAATCCGTTGACAATGCTGAAACTCCCGAAGTGGAAACGCCAAAGACTCCTGTAGGTGCCCAAGCGTGCTTAGGTTTCTGCACCGACTTGGAAACCGCACTGGCCAACCTCAATGAAGCCGTGCAAGTTGTTGAAAACCCCGATGCGTTATCACTTCTCGAAGAAGCCGGGGCCGCTACTAGCGATATTATCCAGCGTATTCGTGATGGCATGAAGCAAGCCTACCCCGATCTGGCTGTTGATGCGACTGAAACGCCAGCCGAAGAAGTGGCAGAAGGCGAAACGAAGTCCAAGTCGATTAAGAAAGACATGACGACGGACGATACTACCAAGCACGAATGGCAGCAGCACCACGCTAATATCACGGATGCTGCTGAACTGATGGACGAAATGGCGATGAGTCCTAACATTCCCAAGCCCTATCAACGTCAAATCAAGGGTGTTTCTCCTGGCATGAAACTGGCATGTGATTATCTCAGCAGCGGTCGGCATGAAACAATGGAAGAGGTCAAGGCGGAAGAGACACCGAAAGAGGAACCCAAGGAAGAAACCAAGCCAGCCGAAGACGCTAAGCCTGATGATGAACCAAAGAAAGAAGAGAAGTCCCTCTCGCAAGAGGATGAGTTGGACGAAGCCGACGTGAAGGCACTTAAAACACTGATTCTTGACGTGAAATCACTCAAGACAGGACTTTCTGCTATAACAGGCAAGGTAGCATGATAGAACTTAACTCCAGCACCAGGCAGCGGCTCAAGAGCATGAACCACCAGCTTGAACAGCAATTAGCCGAAATGCAAAGCAAGAAACAATACGGTAAAGTCATTGTCCAACTGGACGTGAAACTTGGCGGCGTGTGCGATGGAAAAATCGAGCGTACCGAGTTCGTAAGATTAGAAGAGAGCAATTAGCAACCCAATCGGGGACAGGCAAGGCATCTTAGATAGCCATTAGCCATCCACCACAAGCACCGTGGAGGATGGAATGTCTGAAGTAGCAACACTTCTCAAATCTCTTGGCGATGAAGTCAAAACCCTCAAGACAGAGATAGGCGATCTTAAAAAGAAAGCCTCTGGTCAGGGTAGTATTGTTCGTCGCATTAACGATCCACTGACTTCCCGTGGCTATAGCTTTTGCAAAGCTATTGGTTTAGCTTGTGGAATACTTCAACCATCCGAAGCCAAGGTTGAAGATGATATGCATCAAAGACTTCAGAAAAGTATGAAGTCAATCGGTATTGAATCAGCATCGCCGAACTCATTCAAACTTCCATTTGCATCGGAGTTTATGGGTGATGATTCAATGAGTCGGGAAATTCGTGATCTTGTGATTGCTGGGCAGACCTACGATCCTGATGAACTCAAGTATCTCAAGAAATCTATTTACAAGGATATGTCGTGGAACATTGACACAACTGGCGGAACGCTTGTTCCAGCCCCGCAGCAGGGCGAATTGATTGAAGTTCTCCGAAACAAAACTGCTGTAATTGAGGCAGGTGCCCGAACGATTCCCATGCCTCCTCAAGGAAGTATTAGCCTTCCTAAACAGACCAGTGCATCGACAGCTACATGGATCGGTGAAAGCACTACGATTCCTACCAGCACTCCTGGAACTGGTGATTTGCTCTTGCGAGCGAAGAAACTGGCCGGGTTTGTGACGATTCCTAATGAACTGTTCCGCTATTCCAGCCCTGCCGCTGATGCGATGGTTCGTGAGGACTTGGCCCGTGTGCTACAGATTGCAATGGACTTGGCAGCGTTGACCAGTGTGGGTTCGGCGGTGTCACCCAAGGGTATCACGAATTACACGATCAACAATTACACGGCACGCAAAACCTCAACAAACGGCGATGCTTTCGCTCCTGACGATTTCTTTGGCATGATGGGCAAGGTTGCCAGTGTCAATGGTATCGTCAACGATTCGAGTTTTGCCTTTATCCTTCGCCCTGAACTGTATTTCAACGTGGTCGGCAAGCGTGCAGACGCTGTATCAGCCGGTGATGCACAGGGATCATTCATTCAGTGGTCGTTCAATCCCAACGGTGAGATTGAATACCGGTTCTGCGGCAAGAAGATTGTGCCGAGCAATCAGATTGCTGCTGACCAGACTAAGGGTTCATCTACCGGCACACTGACTCAGGTGATTGCTGGCGATTTCAGCCAGTGGATTATCGCAATGGCGGCTGCATTGGAGATCGATCAGAACCGTTACAGCGATACGGCATTCACTAAGGATCAAACTCAAGTGCGTGCGATCCTGCAAACAGACATGGGGCCACGACATCAGGAATCGTTCGTCAAGTGCGGTTCACTCAGCGCGACTGGTCTGCCTCTCTAATCCCTTAAATCACAACGATGGAGACAACAAGTCATGACATTTTTAGGCGATGTAGCAAATCAAGCTGTGGCGTACACGCTGTTTACCCCGCAAGCCCTGACGCAGACTACGACAAGCTCAGTAGTCGATATGATCACAGGTGCCGGTAGTGCCAGCACGACCGGCCTTATGCTGGTAGGTGTCGTTTCTGGAACAGGTGGCCCTGGCGTTACTGTCAAGTTCCAGGAGTGTGCTACAACTAACGGCACCTTCACGGACATCACTGGTGCTGCTTTCAGCCAGGTAACGACTTCAGGCGTGACGACTGGTGTTGCACCCACGATGTTTACGGTATTCAATCGGTCACTACGCTACCTTCAGGCGGTGGCCACAGTGGTGGGAATTACATCGCCCAGTTTGACAATTGGCGTAGTGGTCATGGAACAAAAGAAACAACTCTAGGAGTAACCTGTGGATTCTCTTCATGCTCTTGCCGATCAAGTGCGATCCAATCCCGATGTGAAAGCATCGGGTCGAACTGTCCTTCTCAACCTTGCTGACGCTTTCGAGGCGTGTTTAACCACGCTTAACAGCAGCATCTCTGACGGCACTAATCGCATTCGTGATCTTTGTCACGGTATCCGTGATGATGTGGATAATCTGGCCAGTGCTATCGCCAGTGATGAACCGGTAGCCAAGAAAACTCCTGTTCCTCATCACGCATCTCATGCGGAAGCCTCAAAGAAGTAAATTGATCCGTATAGCAATCTAGCACGGCACTGGCACATGGTCGGTGCCGTTTTTCGTAGAATCATGAGTCAAAAATAAAGGGAGTATTCATGCAGATTGGTAACGGGGCACCACCTGACATAACGCCACAGTGGGAGCCATTGCCGGAAAAGGTCAACGTGGGAATCTTCCGATTCCCGTGGGCCATGCAGGAAATGTCCACTACCGTCGATTGGATCGTCAAAACGAGCTACATCCTCAACGATCACCCCAGAGTCTCTACAGTGGTCACAGAATCGATTGTGGGCACTCCTATAGATATGTGCCGAAACAAGGCTCTGAAGCGGGCTAAAGAGCTAGGATTGCACTTTGCCATCTTTATCGACTCGGATATGTGGCCGGACTACGAATTTATGCACAATGGGGGAAAAGCTCATGAGTTTGTCCAACCATTTATGCCAGGAGCATTGGATTTCGCCTTGAAGCATAATGGCCCTTGCGTGATAGGTGCCCCGTATTGCTCAGCACCACCTGAAGAGCGGGTATTAGTGATGAAGTGGACAACGCTGGAAACTGGTGGGCCTGAAGGAGCATCGCATATTAAGAGCTATGACCGTGAAGAGGTTAGCATCTTGAGTGGCATGAAGGAAGTGGCGGCATTGGC